TTCTCGTAGCGCTTGGTCGAAAAAGGCTTTGTTCATAAAGCTATTTGATTGCTGATACCTAAAAGCTATTTTCTTGTATAACCTTACGCGGTCTATTCCTATTTCGGTTTTGTCCGTGAATTTAGTTATGTCAATAATTGCCCCCGCAGCATACCAATCATCCAACGGTATAAGTTCGTAAGTGTTTGGCGCAGTACCATAACACGTTAGGTTATATTCTTTTAGGATTCCCGAAACAAAATCTTGTACCTTCATAGTAGGCGCTAACCAAGCAAGGTTAGTCGTAGCGCTTGTAGTTATGGTGTTAGTTGAATAGTCGACAAAGTCATTATAACTTACAGAACTAATAACATAATCAACTGAATACGTCAATAAAAAATCAATGCTTAAACCAACGTCGCTTCGAAGCTGAAAGGTGTACACGTCATTTAATCCTTGAACGTTTGGAATCGCCACCAAGTTTCCGTTAGTATTATATCCTAATCCATTCCAAGTTGCATAAAGAGTACCATTCTGATAAACATCTATATAAAATGGAATTGTAGGGTTTGAGTTGTTTGATATAAATAAATAAACATTATGAAAACTAACGCCCGACAAAAAGTTTAAAGTTACCGTACTATTTAAGATGTCAACGTAAGGAATAAGATTATAAATTCCGTGACCACCCCCACCGACAAAACTATTTAAAGTGATATTTTCGGGTTGGCTTGTAAAGGCAAAGTTATTTCTATTTTTAAACCAAAGGTAAGATTGCGTAAACTTTGGGTCGCTCAAAAAAGTACCCGTAAAATTAACACCGTATCTATTTTCAATTAAATTAAATATCGAAGCAACCCTAACGGCAGGGAATAGTTCTCTGTAGTCTATTGCCCCTTGGTTCGTCCTTATGTCGTTAGTGTTCATAGGAATATTAACAAAAGGTAACCAATTAGGAAGGGTTGCAGTCGGTTGAACTGCGCCGTATTCCCAAATCCGATTGGAAGTTATTAGCGGGTAACATACGTCCCAATCAATAGCCCCGTTAGTAATTCTTTGGTAAACTTCAGCGAAACTATAGGTATGATTTATTGGGGTGTAGTCAAGGTCGCTTAATAAATCTTCGCCTACCAAGTCTTTAAGGGTTGTAACGTCTCCATAAAAAGTAATCGTATAGGAGTCGGGTTGCCCGTTTTTCAATTGGCTCTTTTCCATTTGAATTTTGCCCCTACGAAAAAAAGTCATATCAATTTCTATGTACCCGTCTAAACGTTCTTGGTAGTTAATAGAACTATTCAAGGCGTTCTCGTAGAAGTATTCCCAAATTGAATTATTCTTGGGGCTTGTAGGAATCGTAAACGACTGCGAGAAGTCGGTAAACGTTTTACTTATGTCTTGTATATTTTGAATAGTCGAAGTTACTTCTATTACTTCGTCGTTAAATAGGTCTAATTGTTGACCTTCTACAAAAACCCTTACTTGTCTTTTCATTAGATAACGTTATTAATTAAGTCGTTACTTTGCTCGAACTCCAAAACGTAGTTAATCATATAGTTATTAATGCTCTTTTGTTTGTCGATTCCTTTAGTCTTCAGTTTGACGGGTTCGTTATTCAATAAGATTCGTTCACTTAACATTAGTTGTTGAAGGTTAGAACTAAATGATTCGTCTACCCAACCCGTATTAACTCGGTAGCTAATTATTCCGTTCGTGTTGAAGGTTTGTCTTTGGTTGGCTTGGGTGTCCCAACTTCCAAACAATCCCATTTCTTGCATTAAATTAAACTCGGTTGTAGAAGTTTCCAAACTTTCGTAAGATGCCTTGAAGAAAAACTCCCTTTGCCAAGCCCCGTACATATTAATGAAGTCCACTACTTGAACGTCGTATTTACATTCTTCGATTGGGTAAAAAGTAGCAGTCCAAAGTAATTGCGCTCCGTTAAATATTTCTACCTTGTTTCCCGTAAGATAATAACTTGGTCGAACTCGGTAAAGATTGTACATAGAATTTCCACCCGTAATTGAATACTGCCAAAACAAACCCGTTTGTAACTGCGTGTATTTTACCGTCCAATGTGTTTCTAAATATGCCGTAAAAGTACCCGCCCGTTCAAGGCTATTTAACAAAGGGTTATTGTTTGCGTCGCTCCAAAAGTAATAGTCTTTTTTGTCAAGGTGTACGGGCATTGTAAATATATGGCTTGGGTTGTAACCTTGCGAATAATAACCGAAGCCATCGTATGCCCAATAGGTTGTAGTTCCTAAAAGTACATAGGATTGCGTAAAGGGGTCTAACCAATATTCTTTAACGTCTACTATAATGTATTCGTTTACGTTTAGTAAACCTTCATCTGTGGCGTAATTATTAATAAAAGTCGTGTGTTCTATGTACTCCAATAGGTATGGGGAAATATTGTAAAGGGTTTGGGTGTTGTTACTTGCAGGAATCAGTTTCTCCAACGTGTAACTTGGTGCTATTGGGGGCGGGTTTCCGTTTTGATATATGTAAAGTTCAACCTTGCTACCTTCTTGGGTAGGTTGGTTAATTTCCACTATAAAAGGGCTTCGTGCAAATATTCTATTAATCGCCATAGTTCTTAAAATTTTCTTTCATTATTGTGTCAAATAATTCTTCGGCTTCTAATCCGTAAAGTTCTACCATTTCGTCGGGTAGGTTTTTAAATGCTTCTTCAAAAGGTCGTGTAAAAAACATACTCGGTTTTATTCCCCTATTCCAAATAGACCTAATTATAAAAGTGGCAGTCATATCGTAGGAAATAAACTTTCCTCGCTTGTCGCGGAACTTTAACCCTTTACGTTTAACCCATTCTTTTATGCCTTTGGTTAAGCCACCTTTAACGCCCGTTCCCGTGCCAAATTGGAAGTCGCTTAAACTTCTTCCCGACTTTACACCTCGTACCCCTTGGTCTTGGTAAAAGCCGTATTCGAGCATTTCAAAGTAAAGGGTAATGGAATTAGGATTAACCGCTACTTCGCCTTCTAAACTTTGTTGTAAACTACCCGTACTATTTTTTGCGGATAGATTATTTTTCGCGTTCTGTATAACGTGGTCTCGGAATATCTTTAAGGCTTCTAATTGGCGTTCCTTTTCCATTTAACAAATAGTCATTTCGTTAGGGAAGTCCACGTTAAAAGTCATAGCCCACCCCGCCAAATAGTTTTCGAATCGTTCTATAAATGGTTCGCAGTTAGGTGCGCCGTTTAGTTGGTACAAATCGTCCCAAATGTTTCCGTGTTTTAGCATCTCGAAACATCGGTTTAAAATTGCTAACTGAGTATTTAAAACGTCTATTTCGTTGTCTGAAGTTTCAAATTTTCCCGTAGGTTCTTCCTTGCGTTGGCTTACGTTATCCATTGCGAGAATAGTAACCGACGCGCTAATAACGTTGTCGTTAAAGTTTACATTATTTACCATAACGTGAACCAATGGAAAGATATTTTGTTTGCCTAAATCCACGTTAAAAATAGACCCTTGCGTTATCGTGTTAACCAAGGGGTCGTTAGTGAAGTGTGTTTTAAGTGTGTCAAGTAAAGAATAGTAACCCGTCATAATTTAGCCTTTTTTATTTCCATTAATTCTATTTCGTTTTTCTCCGATTCAAAAGTTAGATAGGTAAGACATTTAAATAATCCGTATTTTGTAACTGTGTCATATTTTGTAAGGTCTCCTTTAGCGAGTCCGTAAATGCTTGAATACCACCCCCACTTTTTGCCAAACTGAGTTCGTGCGCTAAAGTCAGAAACTCTTTCTCGTTCGTCTTCAGTTCGTTCGTCAAATAGTCGAGGGTAGCGTTTAATAACTCGCTTCCTAAACTCCAAAAAAAAACACTTGAAGAAATAGCTACGTCCATAGGCGCGAACTTCATACCTTCGCTAAATGCAGCTGCCCCCGTGTATTCCATAATCTCGTACTTGTCTTCTTTACGAATTGTAATTGGTCGGTACATTACTGCCATTGCTTTGTGGAAATCTTCCCACTTACTTAAATAGTTTTCAAGGTCTACATATTCCCCAAAGGTTATATTCTCAAGGTCGGGAATAAATCCAAATTCTATATCGCCTATTTTAAAGGTAGGTTTAAACTTTGGTTTAGCCTTGAAGATTTCCGTAAAGTGTACGATTAGTTCATTAATAGAAGTTAGTTTTAGTTTGACTACTTCTTGTAATTTCAGACCGCAAAATATTTCAATCATTTTTTGTGCTATAAATTCTTCGTCGTTTGACGTTGCTTGTAGCTTTAAAAACTCTTGGTAGTTACATAATGGTATTTCACTAATTGAACTTGGTACGACTATATCTAACTTCATATTATTATAATTAATTTTTCGTGTTTTTGTAATTCAAAACAAATTCGTGCGCTCGTACAAGCATTTCAAAGTGTTGGGGAAAACGTGCCATATTATTAAATACTATTTTAACCTGCTTTCCTGTTCGTTCGTAAATGTACGATTCTACCCGCGCTATCATTACTTGAAGGTCGTTCGTGTTACCGTACTGCATAGCTGCCGTAATATGAACCTAACCCTAACGTTTCCATTTCGTGGTATCTAAATGCGTCGATAGCGTGGTTATTAAAATCGATTGGTTTGTTTAATCGTTTTCCTTGCTTGTCCGTGTCCCAAATGTACGAGCGTAATTCTTTGATTAAATTACCGCTATTAGAAGTAACAAGGTATTCGTTACGCTGAATTACGTCTATTCCGTAGTTTATGGAATCCTTACCCTTTGTTACTCCTTTAATCGTTATTCCGTATCTTCTTATTTCATCTATTGATTTAGGTTCGGAACTATCAGCATAAACTATTACGTTTTTTGGTAGCAACTTAGCTATGTCGCTATTTAATAACCCCGTTTGGTAAACTAATTCGTTTACTATTCGTTGCCCGTTGTAATTGTATATTTCAATTATTGCGGTCGGGTCGTTCGTGTAACCGAAGTCCAACCCTAATCCAATTAGCTTGGCTTCCTTTGGTATAGTGTCAATTTGTTTCCAATTAGAGAATACAACACCTTCTAACATTCCTAATTGACCTTCGCCGTATACCTTCCACCAATTAGCCCAATAAGAACTTGTCTTGGCTTTGTCGCGGTTCTTTTCTATTTGGTCTATAATTGATTGGTCTAACGCTTCGTTATCCTTGTAAGTCAATATTAAAAAGTCGGAGTCTGATTCGTCTTTTAGTTCGGTGTGTACCCAAAACTCGTTGGCGGGGTTGAAGTCTAAATAAACTTCCTTCCGTGTTCGAATAGCTAATTCGTTGTAGGCATCAAAGGTAATATTGTTACATTCGTTTATGTATAGTATGTCCCTTCGCGCACCCCGTAACTTACTCGAATCATCTGCGCTAAAAAATTCTATTACGCTTCCGTTGGCAAACTCGTAACGAAGTAATGAGCGGTTAAAACGTTCTTCGAAATACCTGCCCGTGAATTTCATTATTTTTAAGAAGTCCCGTAGCGCACCCCTTCGTAAATGGGGGATAGTTTCTGCAACTATTGATATTTCTAATCCTTCTACCTTGGCTGCCTTGTCAATTAACACGG